AAACATCGTGAAAGGTGAGAATAAGAAAACATCAATGAGCGCTTAATGGCATATAGATCAGACAAACCTAAAAAAAGATTAAGTAAAGCAAAACAACATCAATTAGCCCGTGATCAGTGGGCTGCGTATGTGCGTGCCCGCGACAATGGACATCAGGATTATATAGCAGTTGCAAAAAGATGTGATGCTTTTTATAGAGGCGAACAATGGGACGCGGCTGATTTATCTACACTAGATGACCAAGGTCGACCTGCTCTTACCATTAATACTATATTACCTACAATCAACACTGTCCTGGGTGAACAAAGTACGCGTAGGATGGATGTGACCTTTAAACCCAGAGGAAACGGACAGCAGGAAATAGCGGATACTTTAACCAAGTTGTTTTTACAAGTTTCTGATAACAACAAGATGGATTGGATAGAAGCACAAGTGTTCTCTGATGGCTTGATTCAAGATAGAGGGTGGTTTGATGTTCGTATAGATTTTGATGACCATATTCAAGGGGAAGTTAGAATAACAGCTAAAGACCCTTTGGATATTATCATTGACCCAGACGCTAAAGATTATGACCCTAAAACGTGGAACGAGATTTATGAAACAAGGTGGATGAGTCTTGATGAAATAGAAGAGACGTATGGGCAGAAAAAAGCTGATCAGTTACGTATTACGGTAGAACAGGGTTCGGCTTTAGGGACAGATTCTATTGAGTATGAAGAAACAAGATATGGTGATACTTATAGTGGAGTAGAGTATCAACAAGGCAATACGGTCAATCCGGAAGAAAACCGGTCTCTGCGCTCGGTTCGAGTAATTGAGCGGCAATATTATAGACTAAAAGAATGTATGTTCTATGTTGATAGATTTACAGGAGACATGCGGCAAATACCATATGGTTGGACTAAAAAGAAAAGAGAACAGTTTGCTGATGATTATGATTTAGATATTATTGAAAAACTGGTCCGTAAGGTACGTTGGACCGTTACAGCTGATTTAGTAGTTCTCCATGATGATTGGTCGCCTTATGACCATTTTACTTTAGTTCCATATTTTCCGTTCTGGAGAAGAGGTCGACCATTCGGAATGGTTCGTAATTTAATATCACCACAGGAACAGCTGAATAAGATCTCTTCTCAAGAACTACACATTGTTAATACAACCGCCAACAGTGGTTGGATTGTTGAATCAGGTTCTTTGAGTGGTATGGATGCCGATGATTTAGAAGAACATGGAGCAGAAACGGGACTAGTGCTCGAATTTAATCGAGGTTCTAATCCTCCTGCCAAGATTCCACCAAACCAGATTCCTACAGGCTTGGACCGTATAAGTCAAAAAGCCGCCGCTAACATTAAAGCTATTAGTGGTATTAGTGATTCTATGTTGGGTACAGATAGTGCAGAAGTTTCAGGTGTAGCGATCCGTGCTAAACAAAACAGAGGCGCGATGATGATTCAAGTGCCTTTAGATAACCTAGCTAAAACAAGACAATACTTAGCAGAGAAGATTTTAAATCTGGTTCAGGCGTACTATACTGAAGAACGAGTTGTGCAAATAGTAAATGAATCAGATCCTATGAAACGAAGCGAGCCTATGGTGGTTAATCAAATGACGCCTGAGGGAGAGATTATAAATGACCTTACTGTTGGGGAATATGATGTTGTGGTTGCTAGTAGTCCTGCCAGAGATAATTTTGATGAAATGCAGTTTGCTGAAGCTTTACAATTACGTGAGGCAGGTATACCTATACCTAATGATGTTGTTGTAGATTTTTCACATTTAGCACGTAAAGGAGAAATTGCACAAAGAATACGTTCAATGGAAGGCACAGAACCACCAACAGAACAAGAAGCACAAATGATGCAATTCCAAATGGAAGCACAAATTAGAACGATTCAGTTAGAAATAACTAAACTAGAAGCGGAAGCTACTAAAATACAAAGTGAAGCCGCTCTTAATACTGCGAAGGTTCAGGAGATTACCGATGTAGATCCGCAATTGCAGATGGCTGAAATAGAGAGTAAAATCCAAATGAAGCGAGAAGAGCTCGAACTTAGAGAAAAACTAGCAGGATTAACTAATGAACAAAGACGAGCAGACACGGAAACCAACGCTGCTGCCAAAGTGGCAATAGCATCATTTAAACAAGGAGGGCCAAATGCCTAAGAAAAAAACCAACCCAAACGAAGACCCGCAAGGAGATCTTTTATATGACAGAATGCCAGGAGCAGATGCCGTAAAAAAAGAAGATATAGAAGGATTTAATGTGGATTTAAATTTTGAGACCCAAGAAGGAGCGACTGATGAAGAAACAGAAACGGCGCAAGAGGACACATCTGGAGACGAGACTATTATTCAAGAAGGCCAAGAGGACACGGGGACAAAAGAACAAGTTGAAGCAGAAGCGGAGACAGACACTAGCCCAGAAGATCTGGTCGAAGAACCAGTGGCAGAAGGAGATGAGCAGACTGCACGATCAGACGATGGAGGAGTTGAAGAACCGGTTCTTGAAGAAGAACCAGTAAAAACTAAAGCTCCTATGGTTCCTAAGTCACGCTTAGATGAAGTTCTTGCTAAAAATAAAGTAATGCAGAAAAAACTTAAAGACATAGAACAAGCGGAGGCGGCTGAACAAGCGGACGCTCCAAAATATGATTTTTCTGAAAAAGAAACAGAGTATCAGCAATTGTTGTTAGATGGTGATATGAACCAAGCTGCTGTTATTCGTAATGAAATCCGCGTTGCAGAAAAAGAACAAGTTATGTTTGAAGTTAAGAAAGAGATGGGACAAACAGTTCAACAAAACCAAGAAGCTCAAGAACTACAAGCAAAAGCCAAAGAGATTGAATCTACTTTTCCTATATTGGACCAAAATAGTACTATTTATGATGAGGGGTTAACACAAGAGGTTATGGAACTTCGTGATGCCTTTATGATACAAGGGTATGGTGCTGCTGATTCTTTAGCGCGTGCAACTGAATATACGCTGTCTGCTAAAAGACCTGAATTATTACAAACAGTTGGTGATAGTACGGTACAAGGTAATGAAAATGTTGTTACTCAAGAGCAAGTACAACAACGCAAACAGAAAAACACAGTTAGGAAAAAAGTAGCTGCAGCTAAATCTCAGCCTCCTGAAATGAAAGGCGAGGGAGCGGGAGAGCGCGGTGAAAAGAACGTAGACATTGATATTTTGTCTGATGATGAATTTATGGCATTACCTGAAGATACATTACGTAGAATGCGTGGTGACTTTGGATAAAAGATAAGGTAAGATAAAAGAGTACTTCGTCCGTTAGAACGATATCTAACCTGGGTCGTTCCAGTAAAAAATCGTTTTCGTCTCGCATCCGACGTAAAACTGCGCGAGGTCGTGTTCGTAAAATCTACGAGAGCGTATCCCAACGATAAAGGGTATACGGGTAAAATATCGCCCCAAATAAGTCGATTGGTTTTAATCTATTATTTTGGAGTATTAAAATGGCAAATACTAACTTTGCATCACTGACCAGTGAACAGCTCACTATTTGGTCACGTGATTTTTGGCGTGTTGCTCGAAATATGTCCTTCATTAACCAATTCGCGGGTAGTGGCCCTAATGCAATGGTTCAGAAAATTTCTGAACTTACTAAATCTGAGAAAGGAGCAAGAGCGGTAATAACCCTTCTAGCTGACATGACCGGAGATGGTATCATTGGAGACTACACTCTCGAAGGTAACGAAGAAACATTGAGAGCATACGATATCGTTGTTCAACTGGATCAAATGAGATTCGCAAACCGTCTATCTGGACGTCTTGCTGATCAAAAATCAGTTGTCAACTTTCGTGAGCATTCAAGAGATGCCCTTGCGTATGCAATGGCAGATCGTATTGACCAAGTAGCGTTTCTAACGCTATCTGGTGTTGCGTACACTAACAAGAACAATGGTTCTACTAGAGCAGTCCTAAACACTGGACAAAATCTAGGAGACCTTGCTTTTGGTGGTGACGTTACAGCAGCAACAACCAACAGGCATAGGCGCTGGGACGCAACTAATGGTCTTGTAGCAGGTAGTACAACAGCTGTTATAGCTGCTGATACTATTGCATACAGCACTATTGTTGCCCTTAAAGCTTACGCTAAGGATAATTATATCCGTGGTTTGAGAGGTTCAGGCGGCGACGAGGTATATCATTTATTTGTTACACCTCAAGTTATGGCTGACCTTAAACTTGATTCAGACTTCCTAGCTAACGTCAGGAATGCTGGAGTAAGAGGACCTAGCAATGAATTGTTTTCAGGTTCTTCAAGCTTGATGGTTGATGGTGTGATGATCCATGAGTTCCGACATGTGTTTAACACATCAGGCGCAACTACTGGAACATCGGCTAATGCTGGTTCTGCCGGATATAAATGGGGTGCTGATGCTGATATTAATGGCGCAGCTCTCTTATTCTGTGGGGCACAGGCTCTTGCTATGGCTGATATCGGGCTTCCTGAAATTGTTGAAGATTCCTTCGACTATGGAAACCAAAATGGTATCTCAATTGGTAAGATCCTTGGCTTTAAGAAACCTAAGTACAACAGTGACATTAATGGCGCTGTTGAAGACTTTGGTGTTATCCGCTTAGACGTGGCATACTAAGTTGAGTCTTGTGGGTAGTCCTTCGGGGCTACCCATTTAACTAAGGAGAGGAAATTGAAAATTACAGCAAAGACGGAT